TGTAATTCATAAGTAGTTCCGCAATAAACACATGTACAGCCAAAATGTTCTTTGATGCTGCGCCTCCAAAGGCGCTTCGCTTCAGAGGATGTCATGGTTATTAGGTTGTGTAGATAATGTTCAGGAGTTGGAAGTAAAGGGGTCATGCGTATTTGATCTTTAGGCGTGGTCTGCGTCGGTTAGTAGAGGGTTTCTCTAGCTTTCCTTTGTTTGGACCTGTATGTGAGGCATCTTTGCCGTCACCATTGCCATAAGTACCAAGTTTCCGATTTAGCTTGTTAGCGTTAGTTCGGATCTTTAGTCCCTTTGCTGTCTTGTTGTATTTAGCCTGTTGCTTCAGTCTTTTCTTACGAGCTTCAGGGTTGTTCTTGTAATACGTAGACGTTTTACCTGCGGCCATAGAGTCTGCTCTGTACTAATTCTGGGTCAATAGACGGCATTACACTTGCTAGCTTTGACAACGGATTACCTTCAAAGGCAACACCGCTAATGTCGTTCTTAGCTAGCCAATCGCAAGCTGCTTTTAAGTCTTGAGTAGTAGCTTCGCCAGACTTGACTCGCTTCAAAAACTCTTCTGTTACTAGACTATGGAGTTCGTTAAACTGATTTTCTGTAGCCTTATTCTGCTGCTTCGACATCAGCCTTCACCTTTTTGGTGGCTTTCTTCTTTGGAGCAGGAGCTTGGAGTTCAACTACGTTGTTATCCAAGACTGAGGAATGAGTCAGTGCCTTTTCAGCAGCTTCTTTAGAGTCAAACTCTTGCAGCACCTTGCCGCGAATGGTATCTACTAGTTTGTAAGACATAATTATGCTTTTTTGTTCTTTTTAAAGTTAGAGTGAAACGCCTTTTGTACTTGTGTTCTAAACGGATTTAAGTAATTTTTTTCAGAATCACTCGGCTTGTCTTGCCGTACCTTTTTAGGTCGAGCAGATGGGTCATACTTTGCCATTAACTATTCCTCAATACGATTTGATCTAATTTGTTTTCAATGCGGATCATGTGATCTTCCATCCGCTTAGTCATGACCGAAAGGTCTGCTTTTGACACATAGTCAGTAGCAACACCTAGTTCGATGGCGTCAATACGACGGTCAAGACCACTAATACGGTCATGCACGTTATTAACTCTTTGATGTAATCTATTATTTAAAGCTGCACCGCCAGCAATAGCAGCGATGACTAGCGTCACTGTTGCTTCAAGCATTACCAGTTGGGAGTCTTAGTTTGTTTTTCTTTTTGTAGAGCTACGATTGGTACGATGTCGTGACAAAGTACTTCAACACGACTGCCAGGTCTAAATGTAAACCCAGCTTTCATAATTTCAGTACATTTAATTGCACGTACTAGCTCGTAATCAAGCCTCATTTTGGCTTCGTGTTTACGGGCGATAGCTTTACAGGTTTCTATCATGCCACCATCTAACGGCACAGAAAAATTCAGCTGTACGCCAAAGTTATTGCTTCTGACATAACCATCTGAATCACTAGGTACAGTGTCATTACCCATATAAAAGGGTGAGAACTGCATAGTCGTACCGTTGCAACTGTTGTTGCCATGAAAATACTGACGTGACGGTGCTCCGTTGTTCTGGAACTGCACCGCCTGGTTAGTCACGTTGCCTGTTGCCGCAGCTACAGGGCTAGATGTGTTTTGTACCTTTGGGTCTTCTGCGTAAGCAGGACTTATTGAGAGAAGACTGACAAGGAGGTAGTGGTAGATACTGACTCGATTGTTTCGTCGATGTCGATTGTCTCTACTACACCTGCTGCTCTGGTCACAACTTCTAGCTGAAATTGATCGCCAGCAGTGTGTACTGAAAATGTTGTGGTTGAATTTGTTATATCTCCACTTGGTGTTACGTTTGTTCCAGACCATGATGAATATGCACCACCATAGATTTCGGTTTCAATCGTCCGATCAATGTCAATCGTGGTGGTAGTAGTTGATTGCATTGAACCCTGAGTAAAGTTCGGGGTTACCTGTTGTGCTGCAGCTGGACTAGCAAGAAGCAAAAGCAATAAAAGCTTTTTCATTGTTTCTTTTCGCGTGAGATAGAGAAGGTTGCAAGTGTGCCGCTCAGTATTGATGCGACATAAGTAGGATCCATCTTTGGCATCCATCCTGCATAGCTCGCAGTCAAGAGACCGGCTGACCAGACGAGGACGACGAATTTAATGAATCCTGCTTTTTTTTCGTTATCTTGTTCCATGCCTGTTTAATAATTGGCTTCGAGATCATTACGATGTATTTGAACAACGAAGTAGCAACTAGGGTGGCACCTACAGAGATAAAAGCTGTAGTAACTGCAGTTGTCATGATGATAGTAGAAGGCATTGGAACCTCTACTTCCGTAAACGGAATCTCCAGTATCTGTGCCTCTGGTGGGAGAGGTGGAGTTATAGGAGCAGTAGGTTTAGGTGTTGGTGTCTCTTTTTTAGGAGACTCATCACTGTTAACACCTTCTACTCCTGCCGGAGCCTTAAGTACGCTAGGAGGCACTACTAAGGGCTTGTAATAGGGTAATTCTGCCCTTGGGATACCAAGTACAGGACCGGGTAATCCAGGGGCTTCAGGGAGGCTTAAAGAGGGTAGTTGAGGTGGGTTAGCCCACTCCATTTAATCTACGTATTCAGGAGGATATGGTTTTGAACCGTACCAAATAACTTCACCTTCAGCATCAAGGATTTGCTGGTAGTAAGCCTCTACCTCTTCATGCTTAAGAACTTTTTGTACTACAGTTCCTTCTTTGTCGTAGTGAATGAATTTAACGTCTGGATATCTCATAATAATTTAAATAGAGTGCATTAATTGGTAATTTCCAGATGTTGTATTTGATTTAATCATTTGCCCTTGCGCCACATATTGATAAGTGACAACGTAAGAGGCTGATGCAATAATAGACGCATTATATTGATTGATAGCGGTATTAGAGGCTACGGGATCTCCAATGTAAATATAAATTCCAGAGCCTGAGTTAAATTTATACAAGCCTGAAACTGTTACTGTATCTCCGACTGTAGATAAGGTATTTGTGGTTCCACACCGCATCCACCTCGGATCTTGCATTTCTAATTTAGATGCCATAGTTATTTGTTAGGAAAAAGTCCGTTACGTACAAATTCGACTGCCTTATCATCGATATCATTATCGGTTGTTTTAGCAAGTCGTTCCAGCATTTCCACAATCAACGCTTTGACACGGTCAGACTGCAAAAATTGAAAAAGAATGGGGCGAATAATAGTAATCATGGTGATGTAGGCCACGCAGTGGCAAGATTAGGGTTAGCGATCATGACGGGCTTGTCGTCGCTATCAACGACACCTTTACCGTCAGAATCAGTTTGTTGTACTTCTGCAGCACCGAAGAACAGTTCCTTCAGTTCTTCGACAGTGGTTACAGCAGCGATCTCTGTTTGACGTGCATTGCAAGCAGTCCTTACAGCAGCTCGATATGTCTTCCAAGCAGTCGGAATGTTAGTTCCAGTTTCTTTTGCTTTAACAACACGCCAGTCACTGTCATGTAGCAAAGTACCTGCAGTGTCGTTTTGCTGGTTCGACCAGTTAGTTTTTAGCTGATCAAGATCCTTAGGGTTATCAACACCCCAATAGAAACGCTGGTCATAACTAGGCGCATCAGCAACTTCTGTAATACCTAATGCGTTACGCTCTTCCAAACTGGACAGACGCAACCAATTAGCGGGATACTGAATCCCATCATGTGTAAATGCCCGGTCATAAGACAGGGGCTTGTTATCAAGTTTAAGCATAGTAATTAATTAGCGTGCGCGTGCAGTTTTAAATGGATGTTCAGCGAAGGCGGCATACAGGTACCATTTTCCGGCCTCATTGATTTGGCTATCGACAGTTCTAATTTTAAAACCGTTGCTTAGAATATCAATATCTCGGCCGCTGTAATTATAACCAGCGTCGTTAGGGCGCAAAGGCTCATCGCTTGGATTAGAGGGAGAACGGGTTGTATCTCGAAGGTACCAATCTTCCGCATCGTCGATTCCTTTCGTTAGGACATATGCCGGTCGAAACCCAGTATAAACAAACGGACCACTAGCAAGTGCGTTGCCATAATACTTACCAAACTTGCTATAGCCGTCGACAGGTGTCCAGGAATACATGACGTAACCATAACCATTTCCATTGACCCAGTTGCCAGTGCCATTGCTGTTTACTTTGACGGTATTAGTTGTAGGTTCCCAAATGTTGTCACTACTGTAATCAGTCGCATTCGAACTGTCGAAGGTGAGCATCTTGTACTCAGGACTACCGTCTAACGTAGATCCTGTCGTGCCTGCACTTGTATGCAGAATTGCCCATGCATTACTGTTGTCTCTGTTTTTAATAATTACAAATGCTGGAGCGGCATTAAGGTTATGCGCGATGGTTGAATTGTTTGTGCCATTTCCTGTGTAAGTGGTGATAGCAAATCCAGCACTTGGGTTAGCACTTACTGTTGATGCGATGGATGGGATGTTGGGAGGAGTTACACCTGAATTTACAAGCAACTTACCATCAACTTCAATATTTTCTACATACATATAACCAGAATCGCCTCCTGACTGATACCCCCATTCAAGCGATGTCAAGCCGCTTGTTAATGACAACGTGACAGTATGCTGTCCAGCAACCGCACCGCCTCCGTTGCGATACGCTGCTGAACTTACGTTACTACCATTAATTTTAAGGTTGCTATTTGTGGTTGGGCTAGCAGGTATGTTGCCGTAAGCAGTCAACTTTAACGTAGTTGCATTAGCAAATGTTGTGCCAAAATTCATTGACAAGAACGCACCATTTGCTGGCCTAATTCCGTCAGTGTAAGTAGTACCTAAGGTGCCTTGGAATGGTGCAGTTGCTGATGAATTTCCTGTTGAACTAAGAGTCCCGGTAACAAGACTGCTCCACGTCTGGCTCTGGTTATACTTCGAGCTGTTTAATCCACCAGCAGCAATTGTTGTGTTGGAAGATCCAGCGTCCCAGGCCCAATTCACAAATGTCGCACCATTTGCTTGCCAACCGTATTGACCTGCATCAGCTCCAAGGGTGTAACCATCACTATTAAAAGCAGTTAATCCATCAGTGGAAGTTCTTTCTGAACTACTCAGGTTAGAAAACACTTCCTTATTGACACCACGGACTGAGTCAGTTATTACATGTCTACCACTTGCACTTGTTTTTTTACTCCAAACCAAATCTGGGCTCATATTCAAGCCACTAATAGTTCTAGAAGAGCCATCAGAGGTATAGGTAACAACATCAAATGCCGTCGAACCATCCTCAATCGTTGGATCAGGTAGGTTTGCTGTGCATATACATTTAAAGCCCGTTGGTGCGTTGTAATTAAAACGTCTAGCGCCAAAGTTCCAATTTATTGTTACAGGATTTCCATACGCTGCACTTGCTGCAGGAAAATGAGTCCTTCCAGGAACATGAAAATTAGACCATCCTGGATTTGCGCCTGTTGCAGGATCGCCCACTCCTTGATTGTTGGAATACCACGTACCGTTAACCCCAACCCAAAGCTTATCGTTGTCAAGATCTAACGCCCACATCATTACATCGTTTGCTGACAGTACGTTGCCAGAAACGGCGTTTGAGCCTTGACCTACACCGTTACCACTACTTGTTAAAAACCCGCTCGACTCTCCACCACCGCCAGTATAACCAGCATCAAAATAAGCATCATTTACAATGCCTGAATATACATACGTATTTGTATTGATTTTCTGCTCCCAATACCATTTTCCCGACTGTACACCAATAGTGCTGGTTGCTCTTGTTTGATTACTCCAAGTAGAGTATGCAGATGCTTGATATAAATTACCCTCGCCGTAGCTAACATATTCGCCATAAACTAGTGGGTTAAGGGTTGCATAATTACCACTCAGCTCGCCGCCCGCACCAGTGTCGTTTGTAGGGTCGCCATTGGTTGGGGAGTCGGTCGATTGATCTACATCAAGACCATAATCTGCTACATAAATACCATCAATTGATATGCCATGTAGGTAAGTAGTACCACTAGACATCTGGGGAGTCGTGACAGAAGTAACTGAGGTTATGTTTGCAGCACTTAAGTTAACTGACCATTCATGTATATTAGTTGCTGGTGTATTTGCTGTAACTGTTACGTGACTTGATACATCTGAACCATTAACATATAAACCTCTAGTACCAGTTTTAGTCTGAACGTCAAGGTATACTTTTAGAGTTGAACCAGCTGTACGAGGAGCTGATGGCGTCCAAATTAAGTATTCATTATTATCATTATTATTAGGTCTATTAAAGTTAGATGTATTAGCAGTTGCGCCTGAAAATGCACCTGTACCATATTTATCAGGAGTGTTATTATCGCTTCCTGTCAAGCTTCCAAAGGATGTGTCCGCATATAAATTATTAACCGTCCAATCATTTCCATTACCACTGCTATCAGTACCTAACGCACTGTTAGAGCTGTTGTCAGAGAAGTCAAGGTAGAAGCCATTAGTACCGTAAGAACCGCTGTACTTCTTCGGTTGCCATACGTTGTTGTCGTCGTATTCTCCGAAGTCAGACGGTGTCAGGGCTTGACCGTCGATGAAGTGGATGTCGGCTAGATAGGCATTAAGATATTGAGATAAACTTTCTCTGCATCCAATATAACTTGGATGTGTATCGAGGTTAATTAAAACATTATCATTTTGACTAGGCCATGTTGTTGCAGCATAAGTCTGCTCTACACCATTTACATAAATAGCAGCACGATCTGTATTTGTTGCTTGAGTAGTATCTATTTTGACAACTACGTGATACCAAGCACTAGGATCCCGAAACTTAGCATTAGTTTCTAGGTTTAATTTAAGGCCATTAAAATTACAATATGCAATCAAACTGTCGTTAGAACCGTTCCACTGTATGTAAAATACAGGATAGCCGGATCCGACTAAGTAATTACCGACGTTAACTATCCGACCAGAATCAAGCAATTCAGATCGCTTTATCCAAAATGAATATGTGCCTGTTGTGCCACTACCTGTGGCATTCAAAGTTCTATTCAGATAAGCTGAATCACCACTATTGAACCTAAGGCTACGTTCAATCTCATAGCCACCACTACCCTGACCGGAAGCACCGGCCAAGGCGTTACTTCCAATCACGCTCATGAGTAGTTACCCGTGAATACTGTGTGGATGGAAGTGGTAGAGCGAACGATGTAATCGATGCGATCAACACCTGCAGCGGTAGTTGTTAGTACCGGCGCAGCAGCTCCAGCAAAGTCCCAATAACTACCCCACGCTGCAGTACGACTACCAGTGCCGTCCTGAACAAGAAAGATAGAGCCAGACTGACCTGCAGTCAGGTTTGTTGGGTTAGCAATTGTTCTGTTGCCAGCAAGGGTGACAGTAAAGTTATTAGCTGTAGCAAAGTCAGGAGTAATAGTCGCTCCATCTGTCAGCGTTGCAATAGTTCCGCGTTGTGCAGCACTAAAGGTCTGAGCTACGTCAGTCTTAGCAGTGTCAGCGTCATACGCCTGGATGGTTGTACCGATATCAGCAATACTTGCACCAGATGGAATAGTGACAGTTCCAGTAAAAGTAGGAGATGCAATATTTGCCTTAGCAGAAATGTCAGTAGCAGGTGCTGCATCAACTAGGTTTGAACCATCTTTAACATACAGCTTGTCCTGATCTGTAGCGTAACAAATTTCCCCTTCTTGGATATCTGCTTTATTTGTATTTAGATTGGAATATGTACCTCGTGCTACTCGTATAGGTGTTCTGTTAGTAGGTGTAGGCATTAGTCGAAAGATCCTCCGTCAAAAGTTTTAGTAGTTGTTACAAGCGAACCGCCAGTATTAAAGTTTCCGGCATCAATAGTCGGAGAGCCTGCATCAGCCCAAGAAAGCACACCAGCTCCATCTGTAGTTAGAGCTTGATCTGCACTGCCTGTATTAACAGGAAGGGTCAACGTATAGGTAGCACCGGCAGAATGAGGTGGAGATTGAATAGCAACTCCATGATTATTATTAGAACAGTTGAGCGTAATCTTTCCAACTTGTCCACTAGAAGTACCGTCACCTTTCACTACAGCTAAGTAGTTGGTTAGGTAACGACCTTCAGGGTCAGCAGCGAAGTATTGCTGCCACTCCCACTTAGTGGAAGATGAGCTGTACTGAAGGCGAACAGTAAGGTCTGTAGAACCGGCAAAACCAGCCGGTACACCAGTGATATTACTGTTGTTTTCAACACCAGTAGAGTCAATAACCTCCACACGGTCACCATCAGCAGGGCTGCCAGGGAGGTTTGCTAAAGCAGCAATAGGTGAATAGAAGGCTGCACTAGACACAGCAGACGAAGCTGCATTAGCTGTTGCCACTGCGTTGTTAGCTGTAGTAACAGCACTGTTTGCTGTAGTGGTTGCACTGTTGGCAGTGGTCTCTGCACTAGTAGCAGTCGTAGATGCAGTGTTAGCTGTAGTCACCGCACTATTAGCAGTAGTAACCGCAGTGTTTGCTGTGGTGACTGCACCGTTTGCTGTTGTCGTAGCTGTGTTCGCAGCAGCTGTAGCTGACGCTGCTTCAGTCTTTGCACTGTTTACGTCGAACTCACTTTCCTGTGTGACGTAAAGGTTTTGGGTGAAGTTGTCATTAAGGTCTGATGCCTTAATAGCTGAACCTGGAAAGAAGTTTGCTTTCAGGTTGTCAGAATTAGTAGCGCGATAAATACGAATCGCAGCTCCACTTGTTGGAGCCGTGGTGAAGGATACGGTAGTGGCGTTAGATAGTGTGTATGCAGTTGTATCAACAGTGTCAAGACTTACCTTGATATCTGTTGTCTCTAAATATGGAAATGTAAATGAGAAGGTAGTAGTACTACCATCTCCTGTGTATGTGTTTTGTGTAAGTGCCATTACTCATTAATTAAAAGTTGCCGCTTTCTACAAAATCAAGGAACTCATTAGCTTTTTCTGTATCACCTCTTTGGAGATAACTCTTAAGGCGATCATTTATTAGCTGTTTCTTTTGTACCTTGCTATTTTCTGGGGAGAGAGCCATTGCATCGTCAATTGCATCTCTCAAGTACTTGTCTAACTTAATGTGTGTTTGCTCAAAGATGTCTGGTGTCGCAGCGTCTCCTGCGGTGGCTTGAGCTTGTCTTAGTCTTTCCCTGAATCCCTTAGCACCGCCTTCCGTCTCGGCCATTACCTTTTGAATGGCTTTTTTCCAAGTGCCTGATTTGCCTAAGATATTCAGAACATGAGACTGTTGGTCATTAGTTAATCGTGTGCCTTTACCGTTAGTACCTAGGGTAGCAGTTGCGTCATATTCAATATCAATCAAGAACTGTTTTTCAGGACTGATTTTTCCGCTTTCTTTCCAAGGTGTATAGGTGTTCCTAAGTCGAGCAAAGAATGAATCAGGTACGTTTACTTCAGTGCCATCAATCCAGTCGTATTTAACTGGCAGTGTTCCTTTTAGTCCAGGTACACGATTAAGAATCATCCCTTGGAAATCATTGTTGATAACTTTCAAGCCTGGATCTAACAGTCTTGCAATCTCTGCCATCTGACTGGAGCCAGGGATAGCAGCAGCACTAAGGAAACTACTTGACCACCTGTTAATTGCACCACCATTACCACTCAATACATCAAAGAATGGTTCCATGCCAGCCATGTAGGTTTTATCTGTGATGGAAGCTGATAAGACAAAGCTACTTTGCTTCAGTAATTTACCAATACTGTTTGGTTCAAGTGAATCAAAGTTATCCATTACATTCGCGATAAACTGAATGTAGTTAGTAATTGGACCTAACCCTTCAAAGCTATACCACTTGTCGTCAAAACCTCTAATTGAATTTCTCTTATAGCCGCTTTCATCTCTGGTTTTCTGTACCTGTCTGTCAAAATGACCGCTGCCATGCAACCTGTCATCCATAAACAAACCAACAGCAAGACCAGTAGCAAGTGTTCCAACTGCTTTCCGTCCCATCATGTCGGCACGGATTTCGTTGTACTTTGCTTTCATAGTGAATGGGTCAATTTCTATACCCCTTGCAGTAAGTAGTTCTTCTACTTTCTCTACTGGCATCTGATCAAACGGCAGTTGGAATTGCCTTAGATCTTTAACAAACAAACCCACTGGATTGTAAGAAGCTGTCAGTGCTAGCTCATTAAGTGGTGTCTTAGTAAACAAAAGGAATGGCTTAAGGATTGGCATCCTTGCAATCATTCCAGACAAAGCATCATTTGCTTGGTTGTCCAAGTTCAATGAAATCTCACCAGCTGCTCTTTGTACAGCTGTATCAGTGATGATTCCATTCTCATTGAACATCTCATCATGTGCCTTTTTGTAGACAGCTTCTGCAGCTTTATCGTCAAATGCTTTAGTACCACCCTCAGTAATTTGATCAAATGCTCTACCTTTAGCTTCAAAGTCAGCAATCAATGATTGGACAAAACCATCCATTGCTTGCATTGATCTTGTACCAAAACGCATTACAGGATGATCAGCAAGATCATTCATTGCCTTAATGGTTTCCATCAAGTATTGAGGACCATATTCATCGTTCGCTGCCTTGGCATCAGCAAATGCTTGTAGTACTTCTAGCTGCTTTGTATTCTTCAGTACAATGTCTTCTCTTGGATTAATAACGCCTGGATCAATAGCTGATTTCTTCCAGATCTGCTTCATATATCCCAATCCTCTCTTTACACTATCGAGAGTATTGCTGTATTGATATAGTCCACGACGTGCCGTTTGAATATCACCCGACATTAAAGCGCCAGCAAAATGCCTCATTGGCTTTTCTACCATCAGGTGACTGCCTGAAATGACTGCTTTACCAGTAGTAGCAAAGGCACTCAATGCACTGTTGTAGACATTGGCATAGAACGCTCTGTTGATGACTGACGGGATATCTGGCTGCAGATCAATAAAGGCTTTTCGCCAAATAGACGTTGATTGTTTAACGTAATTATTTAATGCCGTGATGGTTTTGACATTACCATCGGTAAGTTCATATGCCATCATCAGCGGAGCTAGCATCTCAGGATTTTCTTTGTTGATGATCCGTAGATTATCAACTGTTTCTGCTGTTTCCTGTTTAATACGTTCAATTGTCCTAAGAGTACTGTTCTTCTCGTTCTTAATTAGATTCTCCATACGTTTAGCATAAGCACCGTCATATGCTTTGCTTCCCATACGTGTCATCCTGTTCCACAGGTTAAGCTGATTAAGTGCTCTACCACGGATATAAGAAGTCTGAGCTTTCTGAGCCATCAAGAACTCAACACGATCTAAGATCTGTTCCTGTGCTCGTACCATTGAACCTGAACCTTCAGTCAGCCGTTTACCCATAGCCATATCACTGACTTGACCGCCCAGTGATGTAGCTACGTATGCTCTGGCTTTAGCCTCATCCATATTGATGAAGTCATCCATGTACTTCTTAATAGCTCCCATGACTCCGGCATAAGCCTCAGATGTCATTTCAGCTACACCTGAATCTGCATCTCGTCCAGGTTGATAGATACTGCCAGGTGTAATAGTCCTCTTTAGCTCAGCAAGATCCATTTCATAGAAATCATTTGCAAGCTTTTCGCCTGATTCCATGATCTCAGCATGAGTAATGTATCTGCTATCACTGATTTTGTATCCGTATTGACCAGCATCCTTCAATGTTTCAGCTAGTCCACGAATTACAAGGTCAGCATTCTTTCCGCTTTCATTAGCAAACTTCAGAGCACCTTCAGACATAACGCTTCCAACACGTCCGTATGTTGTGCCAAGGTTGTTGTTAATGCGTACTACATCAACAGAAGCACCAACTACACCGAAGTCATCTACTGACCTGATGCCTGATTCCTGAGTTGCAAATACATCGTGATATCCAAAAATACTTTTTCCTGGCTCAGTTGCCTTGTCAACGTTGTAGGAACCAACTTCATCTAGGTCATCAGATCGTTTAGCAGCAGCTCGTTCAACAATATCTTCAGGTAGGTCATCAATTACTTGGTTTTGTTTAAGCCAAGCTTTACCTGTTTCGTTTTCAGGGATCCATTTAGTTGTTTGATGTGTACCATCTACTTGAGCAGTCAATCTACTGAATCCTGTTAATAGGTCAGTAGCTAAACCTAGATATGTACCTTCTAGTACATTCTTCCAACGCTTAGTTTCTGGAGCATCACTGTCTAATGTAGCGATATTATCTGGAATCCAACCAAGTGACCGTGGCCACATCTTCTTCAAACTACCTGTAAGGTTGTCATCAGTTTGGTTCATTGGAACCACATAATCTACAAATGCACCTGCACCTGCATTAAAAGCAGCGTTACCTAGCTTCTTTGCTAATGGGTCAGTAAGTACCTTTGCAACTCTTGCATTCTTTACATTAGCTGCAGCTGCTCCCAATCGTGTTGTACCAACTCCACCTAATACCATTGTTGGGATAACAACCGATGAGATTTCTCTTACTGTTTGAGCCATCTCATTTTCAAACTTAGGTACTGGTTTAGCTGTTACACCTGGAATCAAATTGATGATTGGTGCAGCAAAATCCCAAAGACCGGCAGGCAGGTCAAAGTCGCCTTCCCTGCCGTACCTATCTAACTTATCCCAATTAAGAGATCCATCTTCATTTCTAAATGGACTTGTCGCCACTACTTCTCTAGTAGTGGGTTTTTCTTCTGTTTGTTGCGGTTGTACTTCAGGCTGAGCTGGAGTGTTTTCAGTTGCCGTTGGTGTGGTGGTTGTTTCTGGTTGTAATGGTGTGCCACCTAAAAGCTCATCATCGGCGCTAAGCCTTTGAAGATCTCTTAGTTGTTCTTCTGTGTATTCACCAAGTAGTTCTTCTTCATTCATTTAATTAAACCCAAGTTCCCGTGCGATACGCCTCCTGAGTGAGTCGTAATTTGCATATGGTTTCATAGAACCACTACCTGGAGCAGCAGGTGCAAGGAAATCTATCGAAGCAATTGTGCCGTCAACACTTTGTACACTTCCTGTCCCTCCTTGCTCTCCAATTATCTGTCCTTCAGAAATACTATCTCCTTGTTTAAATTGAGCAGTATCGGCTAAGTGACCATAGAGAACATCGACTGGTTCTCCAGTTTCAGGATCAACTGATTCGATGACAATAAAATTCCCATAGCCGGATCCATCAGCATTATATTGAGAACTTACTTCCTTTACTATTCCAGGAAGAACTGCTGGAAATTTTTTGTCTTCAAAGAATACATCGATTCCAGGTTGACCAGTGTCAAACGTCACCTGTCCTCTTGCTTGATTAGCAAATGCACTGATTGGCCTAGATTCCGCTACTTGATAAGCAGGTCTTACAGGTAGTCTGTCTCTAGCAATCTCACGCAGTGTTTTTACTTTTTCCTGTGTAGCTGACTCATTACCAAACAAAATGCGTCTTTGTTCTCTAGTAACATCCTCTTTAACTGCTTCCCATGTAGCTGGAGGTTCAATTGGTTCCAACCCTTCGACTTCTTCAGCAAACCATGCCTGCACTTCCCAAGGTGCTTTTGCTTCTTCAAATTTTATTTGTCTTCCTAGCTCTTCAAAAAATGCTGTTGAGCCTGTACGTTGATATACTTCAGTCGCTTCGATAATTTGTTGTCCTCCATTAAAAAAGTTATTAACCCACTTCTTAGCGTCAGGTCTTCCATTTGTTTTTGAGTCAGAACTTCCGCTAAAAAGTATGATTCCCCTAGACATATTTCTTGCCTTTCTACTATCATCTTTAGTAGAATTTAAATACTTTTGATAAGCTGCTAGACCACCAGCATTGGTAATTGCGCCTGGAGCATCGAGTTCTGTCTTAATGGCAACAATTGTGTCGTTCTGAGCTAATTCAATTGCTTTATTTATATCAGCTGTAGTAGCACTATAGTTCTTTAATCTTGATAAAAACTTTGCACGTTGCTGCCCTGCGTACCATTGAAGGTCAGGGCTGTTGTAACCACCTGGAACAAAATCTATTCCAGAAGACGCTTTGATTGCACCTTTTATAGTGTCATCAAAACTTTCTAATGCACTCTGGTACTCAGTTGAACTTTGTATTTTTGCTTGCTTATTAATCCTGTCAATAGCATAATTTCTAAGGTCAGCTGGTAATTGTCCAAAAGCTTCTAAACCGCCTAATGTGGCATAACCAGATTCAATATATTCATCTAGTTCTTCTCTCATTCGGGGAGTAGCTTGTGCTGTTACAGTGAAACCTTCAAGGCTTTTGATTACCTGGCTGTCATGTCCAGGTCCAAACTCAGATCTAGCATATTGCTGTACACGTTTGTAATCAGCTTCTGTAAATCTGTTTTCGTCATTACTTAAGCTATCAGCAAATTGTTCAATTTTTAGCTCCCTTTGTGCATACTCAAGTTGAACATTTTCATCATAAGTTCGTTTTGCTTCCAGCCTCTTTTCGCTAATAGCTCTATCAATTAAAGCTCTAGTATCTTCAAAATCCATCAATGAAACCATTGTTCCATTCGGACCTTCAAACTTAGCTTCTTTAAGTCTGATATTATCTTCTAGGGTTCCCATGCTAAGAGCTAATTGTGTAAACTCTCTTCTATTCTCCTTTGAAGGTTTTGTTTGAAATAAGGACCATCCAGCCTGATATTCCAGCTGACTGCCATCACCTTGCATGGCAACTTTGTACTGTTGAATCCTCTGGTTTTCACTTTCAAACTCAACAATTTT